ATGAAATTACCGAGATTAACCGTGTGGCTGGCGATTGCCGGTGTGTTGTTGGCGCAGATTGCATTGCTGTATCCGCACCAGATTGGCGTGGCGTTGTTTAAAGTGGCGCTGGTGGCTACGGCGGGCGTTTTGGGTTATTACCTGGATCGCTCGTTGTTTCCGTATGCGCGTCCGGATGGCTATTTGGCGGAATACTGGGATAACCGACATTCCGCTCTCAGCACCAACAAGGACGATGCGGACTTTCGCGTTAACGAGGGTTATCACCTGGTCTTTGCCTTGGCGATGATCCGTCGTGCCGTGATTGTGGGCTTTGCCATGCTCGCCGTTGGCTTGGGGGCATAATGAGCTGGCCACTTCGCCTGGCGATGATGGCCGTGCTGGTGGTGATCGCCTGGGCAGAAGCCAAAGCCCAGCCGGTCATGCCGCGTGCGGCTTTGCTTTATCGCACTGAGTTAACCCGCGTCGCTCATGCCGAATGGGGTTTGGATGCCCCGATTGCGGCATTTGCCGCACAACTTCACCAGGAATCGGGCTGGCGAACCGATGCGGTCAGCCGTGTCGGGGCCTTGGGTATGGCGCAATTCATGCCCGCTACGGCTAAATGGTGGTGTGAGCGCTTGGGGCTGTCGGTGCAGGAATGCCAGCCCACGAACCCGCGTTGGGCGATGCGCTCGATGGTCGGCTATGACCGCTGGTTAATTCAGCGCGTCAAGGGTGACTCTGAGTTTGACCGGCTGTGGGCAGCATTGCGCAGTTATAACGGCGGTTTGGGGCATTGGCAGGCGGAAGCCAAGGCGGCGGGCTCGTTTAAGCGTGCTGTTGTGGACAGCAAGTGCGGAGCGGCCAAACGTTCGGTGGTGCATTGCCGGGAAAACCTGGATTATCCCCGGCGTATTCTAATCACCCTGCAACCTCTCTACGCCAGTTGGGGCGGGGAGGTTGCACCATGACACCCCAATCGCGTCCGGTACCCAAGTGGATCTATCTGGCAGGCCCTATGACCGGCATTGTCGACTTTAACTACCCCGCGTTTAACCAGGCTGCCGAGCAGCTGCGCGCCAAAGGGTTTCAGGTGGAAAATCCCGCCGAAAACCCGCAACCGGCCTGTAACAGCTGGAACGGCTATATGCGCTTAGGGTTACGGCAGATGCTGAAATGTGACGCGGTCGTGTTTTTGCCGGGTTGGTGGCAATCCAAAGGCGCGCGGCTGGAGTTGGATGTAGCGTCCCGGCTGTCCATGCCCGTCTTTACGCTGGAGGAGCTGTTATGAATCCCTTAATGACTGCTACCTTGGTCGGTTTTATGCTGGGCGCAAACTGCGGCTGGTTTTTTACCGATTTGTATTTCAACGCCGAACTGGCGGACATAAAAACCGAACAAGCCGAAAGCCTGGCGGCGGCTGAACAGTTATTCCGCCAGCGCTATCTGGAGGAGATCAACCGGGGCGAGGCGCTGTCTGCGCAGCTGTCCGCCACCGAAACCCAATTGCAAACCCGCACTGAGGAGGTGCAGCGTGCTATTTCCAAAGTTACTACCGGCAAGCGTTGCCTTGATAGCGCTGCTGTCCGGCTGCTCAACCGCACCCCCGCGCGTGACGATAGCGCCCTGCCCGAAACCGCCTGCCCATCTGTTACAGAAAGTGGCGCCATTGCCACCGATACCGACGTCGCCGGGTGGATCGGCGGCGCCCAATACCACTACGACACCTGCCGCGCCCGGCTGAATACATTAATTGATTTTGAAACAGGAAGACCCAATGAGCGAGTCAACTACAAATAGCGATAGAGTCGTCGCCCAAGCCTTGGGCCAATTGACCGGTGAGTTACGGGTGATGCATCAAAGCCTGACGGATTCGATCCGCATCATTCGCGAGGATTTGCGGCGCGCGGAGGACAGCCAGAACGAGCGGCTGACGCAGCTGGAAGAACGTCTGACCGCGAGGATAGACAGCATGAGCGGGCGCATCAACGATTTGGAATCGGAAGACAAGCGGCTGAATGAAAAAGTTGCCAAGCTGTCGGCCTTGGGCGGTGGCGTGGGCGGGGCTTTGGCAGCGGCAGCCGTCGAACTGATCAAGCGCATGTAATGGCACATTCTCAAGATACCCGCGATCACGTCCGCCGCCTTTATATAGAAGGTATGCCGCTGTCGGGTGCCTGCATCGCCACGGAGGTGAGTTATGACACCGGGCGCTCGTGGAAAACCGGAGCGCAAAAAAAAGGCGATGACTGGGACACGGCACGGGCGGCGTATCGTATCAGCGAGCAAGGCATCGATGACTTGAACAAGCAGCTGGTGGAGGATTTCGCCAGGCAAGTGATCACCACCACGCGGGAGCTTGAAACCGCGCCGATTCCGGCCTCGGAAAAAGCCCAGCTGTTAGCGCAATTGGCCGATGCTTATGCCAAGTTTAGTAAGGCGTTCAGCCGCATCAATCCGCAGTTTAGCGGCTTGTCGGTAGCGCTGGACACCTTGCGGATCGTTGCCGACGAATTACGCCAGCGTGATCCGGCAGCGCTTAGGGCCTTGCAGCCGTATCTGGAAGATATTGGGGCGGTGTTGGGGAAACGGTATGGCTGATAAAGGCAAGCTGATTTTGTGGGTTGTTGCTATCCGGATCATCCTGATAGGTCCATTTTTTTTGCTGGCAAAATTTGGCGAAAAATCCCAACAAATAGCTGATGGGCTCGATGGTTTATTGCCGCATCCATTCAGGTATATAACTAAACGTTGCCCGGTATGTGGCGGTGCAGGTGGAGGCTATCATTTTTTCGATAAGCAATGGCAAGATTGTTCCCGGTGCGATGGCAAAGGCTGGGTGAAAAATGTCTGAAACCCTCGACATCCAGGAAGTCCGCAACTGGAAAGAGTTTGAACGCGAGCTGGCCTTGCTGGGGGAGCAGATCCGCCAGCAGATTGAAATGGAGTGCGAGGCGTTTGCGACCGATCCGGCGGCGAGTGCCATTCGGCGGGACAAAGCCAAGTCGGACTACGGCTTTTTCTGCAAGACTTATTTCCCGCATTACGTGCCAACGCCGTATTTCAGCGCGTTTCACGAATTTATTTTTCAGCGGTTTGGCGAATGCATCGACAGCCCAACCGACGCCCGCGAAGTGCATCAAGCGCCACGCGGCGAGGCCAAATCAACGTACGAAACCCAGCTCGGTTCGCTGTGGTGCATCGTTACCGGCCGCAAGCACATGATCGGCATCATCATGAACACCGAGGAACAAGCGGCGGAAATGCTGGAAAGCATCAAGGCCGAGCTGGACACTAACCCGCGTTTGGCCATGGACTTTCCGGACGCCTGCGGGCGTGGCCGGGTATGGCAAGCGACAACGGCCATCACCGCCAACAACATCAAGGTGCGCATCGGCGGTACCGGCAAGAAAATCCGGGGTATGAAGCACGGCCCGCACCGGCCAGATCTGATCTTTCTGGACGATTTGGAAAACGACGAGAACGTCAAGGACAAAGGCCAGCGCGATAAAGTGCAAAAGTATGTACTCAGCGCGGTGTTGGGTTTGGCCGGACCGGGCGGCGGCATGGATGTGTTTTGGGTCGGTACCAGTTTGCATTACGACGCGGCGATTAACCGCGTCAGCCGTGCGCCGGGTTGGCGGCGAAAAGTGTTTCGGTCAATTTTGAAATGGCCGGACCGCATGGACCTTTGGGACCAGTGGGAAGCGCTGTACACCCGCAGCGGCGAGGATGACGAAAAAGAGCGGTTCGAAGCCGAAGCGTTGGCGTTTTATAAAAAGAACAAGGTCGCAATGGATGCCGGCGCGGTGTGCAGCTGGCCGGAAGTGCGGCCTCTGTACCGGCTGATGTGCATGCGGGCGATCAATCACGATTCGTTTTCTCAAGAGCAGCAGAACGAGGCCGGGAACGATGAAAACGCGCCGTTTAAGGCTATTCAATTCTGGGTTAATCGGCTTTCAGACTGGGTTTATTTTGGCTCAATAGACCCTTCATTGGGCAAGAAAGGCACGGTTAAGGGCGACCCGTCGGCGATTCTGGTCGGCGGTTTGGATCGCAAAAAGATGGTGCTGGATGTGGTAGAGGCCGATATCGCCCGCCGTGTGCCGGATTTGATCATCAGCCGGGCGATTGATCTGCAAGCTGAGTACGGTTGTCTGGCCTGGGCGGTGGAAACCGTGCAGTTCCAGGCGTTTTTGCACAGCGAGTTGATCAAGCGCGCGGCGTTGAAAGGCATCGCGTTTCCAGGGATTCCAGTCGTGCCGGATACCGACAAGGCTCTGCGCATCATCAGCCTGCAACCGCACATTAATAACGGGCTGATTCGCTTGCACCGCAGCCAGTCAACCCTGATCGAACAGTTGAAGTTCTGGCCGGAAGCGGACCACGACGACGGCCCGGATGCGCTGGAAATGCTATGGCAGATCGCCAAACAGTTTGGCGGCGAATTTATCTATACACCGGCAGGCGGTGGACGCGGCAAGCGCCGGTCTACCAGCCGCCGAAGGGCTGATTATGATGAGGACTGGGATGATGACTAAAAGATGGGTAGTACATATTATTGGTCCTGACGATGTAATCGATCAGCCTGATGAAATTACCGCGTTGCGTGAGGCGAACGGAATAAATAAAGCGCTATTGCAGTTGGAGCGAACAGAAAACACGCCTTTCGTACTGGCAGTTGTGAAAGATGCCAATCTTGAAGATGTATAACCATGATTAAACAAGCCAAAGCCGCCCTCGCCAAACTCACCCAGGCCAGTAAAAAAGGCCTGGAAACGTTGCAAGCCGGAGCACGATCGACACAAAGTACGGCGCTCAATTACATGAGCGTCAACACGCTGGACCCAACCCGATTGGCCAGCGCTTTTGCCCAGGCTGACCAAGGCTATATCACTGATCAGGCGACGCTGTTTGAATTGGTGGAAGAGCAAGACCCGCACATTTTTAGCGAACTGGGCAAACGGCGGCGCGCTGTAACGGGCTTGGGTTGGGACTTGCATCCCAAAGAGGACGCCACGCAAGCCGAGATAGACCGCACCAAGGAATTAAAAGACATGCTGTGTCAGATCCCGCGTTTTGAGGATGCGCAGTATGATTTGACCGATGCGATTGGCAAAGGTCTGGCGGCGCTGGAGATCGACTGGCGCACCGGTGCCGAATGGGTGCCCAAGGCGTTGCTTTGGGTTCCACAACGCGAGTTACAGATCGATATCAAGACCGGCGAGCTGATGTATCTGAAAAACGGCCTGCCGGAACCGCTGCGCGACTGGGGCTGGGTGGTGCATGAGCATCGGGCCAAGTCCGGGTATGTCGAGCAAGCGGCTTTGTTTCGGGTATTGGCCTGGACCTATGCTTATAAGGCTTACAACATCCGCGATATGCAGCGGTTTTTGGAAGTGTACGGCTTGCCTTTGCGCTTGGGTAAGTATCCCAGTGGCATTGGTAAGACCGAACGTGATCAACTGCTGAAAGCAGTGCGCAATCTAGGCAACGATGGTGCCGGTATCGTGCCCAGTACCATGTCGATTGATTTCATCAGCTCCCAGACCGGTAAAGTCGACGATTTTTTAAACGCTACGGAATATTGGGAGCGTAAACAGTCGCTGGCGATTCTGGGCGGCACGCTGACCAGTCAGGCGGACGGCAAGACCAGCACCAATGCGCTGGGCGTGATTCATGACAAGGTGCGGCGCGAGATCATGCTGCATGACGTGCGGCAGATCGAGCCGACCACTGATAGCCAGATCATCAAGCCTATTGTGCGGTTGAATGGCATGTTCCCCGATGACCGCATGCCGGTGTTTAAGTACGACACGGCCGATGAGGTCGATCAAAAAGCCTTGGTTGACGTGCTGGAAAAAGGCGCGGCGATGGGGCTGGAGATCGATGTGGAGTGGGCGCATACCGCCTTGCAGATTCCACGGGCCGGTAAGGAAGCCAAGCTTTTGACTGGCGTCGGGAAGATGGTTACGCCATCACCGGCCAATGCTGCATTAACCCGGCTGGCGGCGCTGGCCACTGAAAACAACTCCGATGTAGCCGGTTTACAGTTTGCGCTGGAAGCGGCAGCAGACAGTTTGCCTTTGCAAACCCTGTCCGAAGCGTGGCTGGCTGATTTGGTCAATCAAATCCGCAAAGGTGCGGATGATATGGCTGTTTTGGAAGCCTTGTCTGAACAATGGCCCGGAGCAGACGAATCGGCACTGCAAGCCCGATTGACGCAAGTGCTGTTTATTACCGAGGTGCTGGGGCGCTTGGAAAATGCTAAGGAACAAGGCTAATGCCGGATTTAGGTGTAACCGAAGCCGATATTAAGTTTATGTTTGGCTCAACGCCTGAACAGGCTGTGGATTATCTGGAGAAAAAGGGCTTGCGTTTGTCCTGGAACTGGCATGAAACCCTGGACGGCGCCCATGCACGTTCGTTTACTGTGGCCAAGGTGGCGAGAATTGACGTATTACGGGAGCTGAAGAGCGCTTTGCAAGATACACTTAAAAACGGCGGCACTGAGAAGCAGTTTATCGACAATTTAACCCCAACACTGCAAAAGCTGGGTTGGTGGGGCAAGCAAATCATTGTTGATAGCGGCGGGAGTGCCGAAGTGGCGCAATTGGGCAGTCCGCGCCGGTTGAAAACCATCTTTCGCACCAATATTCAGTCATCGTATATGGCCGGGCGCTTCAAAGCCATGCAGGCAGCTCGAGAGACCCATCCCTATTGGATGTACCGCGCCATTTTGGATGGCCGTACTCGTGCAGCACATCGGGCGCTGGATGGCAGGGTATTTCATATCGACGACGCGTTTACCGGCGTGGGATTCCCCCCCAACGGTTACAACTGCCGCTGCCGGGACGTACCTATGACCGATGCTCGACTAAAGCGCAAAGGTATCACGCCGACCGACACAACAAACCTATTGGAAACGAGGGAAGTGGACGCCGGTATCGACAAGCGCACCGGCGAAATTCGCCAAACTACGCAAACCGGCTTCTATATAAATGGTACAGACGGAAAGAAAATTTGGGTTGGACCCGATGTGGGCTTTAACAGCTCGCCATTGGGCGCGCATATTTTAGATGATGTATTAGTAAAACGCGCAGCCGATCTATCCGGTGATGATGCCCTGAATCAGGTGCGCCAGGTCGTATTGAGCGAACCAAGGATGCAGGCTTGGCGCGGCTTCGTCAACAATACGCTGGAATACGGCAAGCAGCAAAAGCAAACCATGACGGTGGGCGTGATGCGGCAAGCTGAATTGGATTATGCCCGCGCTAAACAAGCCCCTATTGACTCGCCGATTATTTTCATTGCTGATAATTTGCTGATTAGCCCGAAAGCTAAGCGCCACGCTGCCAGTGGCGATGCGTTGTCAGCGAATGAATGGTTAGTTTTGCCTGAACAGCTGGCTACTGCTGAGATGGCGGTATGGGATACAGAGGAAAAAACCGTGGTGTATTTATTGCCGGGGCAAGCGGAAAGCCGTTTGGCTGTGCGGTTTGGGCGTCTTAAGTCGGATGGCTTGGCGGTACCCGATACGGCAACGGTGTTTCATACCGCTAAAACTCAGTTTGAAGCCTATTTGCGGCAAGGCCGCTATGAAAAAATACGGTAGACAGTTCCCGGATTCGAACCGGGCGAGTCAAAAGCGTTTGCTATCGGCGGCACACCATGCGCCCGCACACAAACTGTCTACCTGCATTTAGTATAGGAGTAATGATGATTGAAATCGAGTTTAATTTAACGGACATGCATAATGATTTCGACGCCATGATCAGGCGCATTAAAAATCCATCGCCATTGATGGCAGGCATTGCCCAGGAACTGGTTGCCGAAGCAGAAGATCAGTTTGATAGTGAGGCTGGCCCGCAAGGTAAATGGGCTGAACTGAAGGCCAGTACGATCAAGCGTAGGCGCAAAACCCAAAACTGGCCGGGTAAGATTTTGCAGGTTAGAGGAAATTTGGCGGCCAGTATACATGGGTTTCATTCTAGCCATGAAGCGGGGGTGCGAGCGGGTAGCGGGCCATCGGCTAAGTATGCAGCTATTCATCAGTTTGGTGGTGCAGCTGGGCGTGGTCAAAAATCAAAAATTCCAGCAAGGCCGTTTTTGCCTTTTATATTGCGGGGTAAGGAGGCCGTTCTATCGGATTCTGCGTTAGATTCTATTGTGGAGATGACGCGTTACTATGTTAATGGCCGGTTGATATGACTTTCCATATCGAGTGGACACATGGCGTGGGCAGAGTCTATGACGAGGATTTTAGTTTCAAAAATGCCGATCCATTTTTCTCGGTGATGGCTTTAGAGAAGATTGGGCCGGATGCGGTCTTAGTTTCGGCAGATTTAAGTATACGAAGGCTGAAAAAATCCGATATTGCCGATGGTTACACCAAATTGCGTGAGGCTGGATTCAAGTTAATGTATTGCTGGCGCAAGGTTGGCCGAAACGTTCCTCGCGGTGCCAAAGGCGGCAAACTGATAAGAGTGGTCGGTGAATTGGCGTTTTGGGAAGTGGAGTTATGAATCACTCTTTACATTTGATTAATCATTCATATCGAGTCGCAGGGCTTTCCAAATAGCGATAAATTATTAGTTGAAAACGTGACGGTGGATTACCTGACACGGGTTTTAAACAGCGTCCGATGATCGAATAAACGGCGTTAAATCGGTATTTATTCAGCATTTGTTGAGGCTAATTTTCCAATATTAATAGGCATAATTACCCGTTTTCATGCCAAAACTGTCCGGAATTCAAGAATTATATGTTTTAGCCTGATTCCTGCGAATTACGCGGGTTTCAGGGCGAATTTGTGTGTTGTTATTCATCCGGTTTCTACCCCCTCCCTACTACCACGTTGGAAACCTGGATGCAAATCCGCGCCACCGCCTGGACGCTGGCGCAGTTGTTGGCCTTGACGGTCGATGAAGAATTTCCGCTGCGCGAAGTGGCGCCTTGGCGCGAAGGTCATCCCTTGACTGCGGGCCTGGTGGCGCAATGGCTGCGGATTGAATTTACAGGATTTGCCTTTCGCGACGGTTTTGACCCGAAGTCGCAGAAATTCAGCTTCCCCGAGCAGCGAGGCGATCCAAGATTGTCGTCTTGACCATCCGGTCGCACGACAATACGCGTTCCAATCGCTACGCAGCCATTTCGGATTGGGATCAAGCCCTGGTTGTGCGGGTCGCGCTGTGTCTAAAGTTGAGTGATGAATCATCAACTTGGATATAAGGAAAAAGTTCTCTCGATCAAAAATATGAGGGGAACCCGCTACACCAGATGGCGGCGACTGGTTCCCTCTGTTCTCCGGTTCTCTGACTAAAAAAATCGGCTTTATTATCATCATTGGATTAGAAAAAATTTCTAATTACAAAGAGTTTATGGAGAAATATATAAGAACGCTCTCCCTAAATTGAAGCGATATCACCTCTTATGTTTGGCAACTTCGACGCAGTTAGTTTGTAGTTAGTAGCTTTTAAAACTATTGGAACGAATTTACCTACGATCAATAATCAATTCAGTTGGCGACGGAATGAAATAACCTCGGCCCGGCCTTCAATCTATCCAAATAATCCGCCCAGGCTTGCATCATGCGCCGGCGTTCCTCCAGATATTGAGCGCGATTGTAGGCAGCGCGTACTTGGTCCTTTGGCATGTGGCATAGTTGGCGCTCGATCGCATCAGGAGACCAGCCTTGTTCGTTGAGTAATGTCGATGCGGTGGTTCTGAAACCGTGGGCGCTCATCTCGTCGCTTGCATAGCCCAGTGTTTTTAATGCGGTGCGAATGGTGCCATCAGACATTGGCCGTTTGTCGCCTCGGCTGGATGGAAAAACGTATTGGCCGGGTCCGGTTAGCTGTTTGATGGATTCCAAAATTTCCACCGCCTGGCGTGATAGCGGGACAACGTGTTGTGTTTCTGTTTTGGTTACAAAATAGCGCCATTCTTTCGAATCAAGGTCTATATCCTTCCATTCCATTTGGCGGATTTCTCCAGGACGTTGGAATAAGTATGGCGACAACCTCAATGCACATTGCACAACGAAGGTGCCTTGATAGTTGGCAATGTCCCGCAACAATTGACCAACTTGCTTTGGATCAGTAATCGCTGCGTTATGCTTGACCTTTTGCGCGGGTATTTGTGCACCTACAGCTTGAGCTGGATCGTAGTCTGTAAAACCGTGGGCTATGGCGTAGGAAAAAGCGCTGCTAATGTCCGAGCGTAAACGATGGGCGGTTTCTAGTTGGTTTTTGATGATCAGTGGCCGCACGATGGTGAAAATGTCGGGTGATTTTACGTCACAAATCGGTTTTTGGCCAATTTCCGGAAATACGTAAAGCTCGAAGCGTCGGAGTTTCTTTTGTTGAGTAATGTCGCGGACAGTGTGCGCGGAAGAAGCCAGCCATTCTTTGGTAACGTATTCAAAACTATTAATGAGCGGCAACCCAGCATCAAGCCGTATTTGAGTATCGATAGCCTGCTGATTGTCAGCCTTTTCTTGTTTACGAGTTGCACTGGGATCGATGCCGTTAGCAATTTGCTCGCGGGCTGCCTCGGCTTTACGTCTGGCGCTTTCCAA